ACTTACTTACCTAAATCGGTTTTACATGCTGATTTAGATAAAGGTATGCTTGAATTTGTTAAAGAAGAGTTACGAACTGTAGTTTCAGGTAAAGTTGTTCCAACTGTCGATATCCTTATTACAACACAAAACTGGTCTCAATTAACTGAAACATGGAATTTTGTGGACTTGGATAGAAACGTATCTCCTCCATTTATTACTACTGTTAGAAATCCTGAAGTTAAGTATGGTTCAAATCCATCACTACTTTATACTATTCCAAACAGAAAACAATATTATTATGCCACCGTACCAACATGGGACGGTCAAAGAAAAGGATTGGATATCTACACTATCCCTCAACCTGTTCCTGTTGATATTACTTACAGTGTCAAGTTTGTTTGTAATAGAATGAGAGAGTTGAATGAATTAAATAAAAATGTTCTTCAAAAATTTTCATCGAGACAGGCATACACTTTTATTAAAGGACAATATGTTCCAATAATATTACAAAACATTTCTGATGAGTCTGTTGTAGATTTAGAAAAAAGAAAATATTACATACAAAGTTACGACTTCTTAATGATGGGGTATTTGATTGACGAAGAAGAATTTGAAGTTAAACCAGCCATATCAAGAACTGTTCAATTATTAGAAGCCAAAACTTCAAGAGGAGGAAGAAAAAAATCTTACCCTAAAAATCCAAGTTTATTTCCTCTAACATTTAATTTTTCAACAGGAACTACAGCTTACACAGAGAACTACAAATACACTGCAGATTTATCTTTCGAGAGCATGCAAAACATAAGTTCTTGGGATGTTTATATTAATGATGATTTTTATGGTTCGGATCTTACCGAGATTCAATTAACATCAGGTAATAATCTTACTCTGAATATAACTCCAACAGATCCTTCGGATGACTCTCAAATTGTCTATATTGCAAGATTGATTTAATCTTCTCCGTATAAATCTGTTTTTTCTTTACACTTTTCCATAATTAAATTTTCAAGAAACTTGTAAATTTTCAAACCTCTTTTATCACAATACTTTTTAAGTGCATTATGTGACTCAATTGAGATTTTTATATTCTTTATGTCTTTTGTCGTTTTTGACGTTGTTTTCATGGGCAGAAAAAAGGCAGAATAAAAGCGCCTAATTTATAAATACAATATAAAGAGTAAAGTTTTTTGTCTTTAATTTAATATTTATGTATAAATAAATCTGAACAGAATTTTTAAATAATGGCAACAGCAAGTAAAGTATTCGTTTCACCCGGTGTATACACAACAGAGACCGACCTATCATTCGTCGCGCAAAGTGTTGGTGTAACTACATTAGGGTTAGTAGGGGAAACCCTAAAAGGCCCTGCCTTCGAACCAATTTTCGTAACGAGTTTCGACGAGTTCACAACCCTTTTCGGTGGTACATCCCCTGAAAAATTTGTAAACACACAAATTCCTAAATATGAGGCGGCGTACATCGCAAAGTCTTACTTACAACAATCTAACCAATTGTTCGTAACTAGAATATTAGGATTATCAGGTTATGATGCGGGACCTTCTTGGTCTATCACCACTATTGCTAACGTGGACCCAACTACTGTTGGTGTTAATGTTACAACAGGGACTGTGTTTGAAATGGACTTCGTAGGTTCAACTGGAGGCACAGTAACTTTAACACAAAGTACTACTCCTGATGTTATTTGGGACGACTTAGGATTACAATATCAACTTGAGAATGGAAATTTATCCACTCTACAAGAAGATATTTCAACACAATTAGTTACTATTTTTAATGACCCTGCAATATCTAGTACATCAGCTTATGTGTTTGGTTCTTTATCAGGAGCTGTTTACAACCAATTGATTGCTAGTGGTATCACTGGTTTAACAAACGTATTCAGTTGTGATAACATGGATCTTGATTCTGCTAATTTAGAAGACCCATCAAATGATGTTTGGTATTATGCAACATTTGTTAACCAAGTGAATAACGGATACTCAGGATACTCATTCTATACATCAATATCGGTACTTAATAGTTTAGGTAGTGGTAATTTTGACGGATCATTATCAGGTCAAATGTTCACATTCTCAGGTACTGCGTTCTCAGAATATAATGATGTTGTTGTGGCAACTTTAAGATCAAGAGGTATTTCTCTTTATACTAATGATAGTACAAGTCCTAATCATGGACCTGTATATCAAGTTTCAGGATTAACCGACGTGGGAATTAGTACGGCTGGTTCTTATTCTGCAATAACTAGAAACCCGTACTCAACATTTGCTATTACGGGTGTTACAATTGATAATCCATCACCATTTTCATTCGAAACTTCTCTTCTAAATTCAGATGCTGAATATATTACAAAAGTATTTAGTAATAGTAATTTTTCAAAATCAAGATTTGACGTTCCTTTATTTGTTGAAGAGTCATATCAAAACATGTTAAATTATGCATATAACAAAGGTTATATTCGTGGGTTAAATGCTGAGTTAGTTGCTCTACCAGAAGCTAGAGGAAGAAACACTTCTTCAATTGCAAACAACTTATTCCAATATCAAAGTCCTGAAACACCTTGGGTAGTTTCCGAACTAAGAGGTAATAAGGTTTACAATTTATTTAAATTTATTTCAATTTCTGACGGAGATTCTGCAAATGTTGAAGTTAAAATTTCAATTATGAATATGTCATTCAATAATGGGACATTTGATATCATGGTTAGAGATTTCTTCGACACAGATGCTAATCCTGTTGTTCTTGAAAAATTCACGAACTGTACTATGGATCCGAATAGTAATTCATTTGTTGCTAAAAAGATCGGTTCATCGGATGGAGAGTATCCTTTAAACTCTGCATTTATAATGATTGAATTATCAGAAGAGTATCCGGTAAGTGCTCTACCTTGTGGGTTCGAAGGTTATATCATGAGAGATTACTCTGGTGATAATTTATCCCCAGTACCTGTTTATAAAACTGAATATAACTTTCCTGGTCAAGTTATCTACAACCCTCCTTTCGGTACTACTGCAGGAGGATCGAATGCGGTAACAAGTCCAGGAGACAATGTAAGAAGAACTTTCTTAGGATTCTCTAGTTCTCTCGGTATCGATGAGTCATTTTTAATGTTTAAAGGGTATCAAAATGTTAACGATCCTTGTAATATTTCTGAGGGTGTTCCTTGGAACACTAAGACAAAAGGTTTCCATATGGACTCAGGTGCAACAGTCGTAGAAATTGGAAATGCATTTACAACAAGTGGGCAATCAGCTTTCTACGTGGGAGATGCAAGCTTCAATTCAGAACCAACTCAACCTACGAATCCATATTACAGATTATTTGCTAGAAAATTCACTTTGTGTTTTGCAAAAGGATTTGACGGATGGGATATCTATAGAGAGTCAAGAACGAATACCGATCAATTCATTTTAGGTAATTCTGGTTATTTAGCGGGAGCGTGTGCTACTTCGAGATATCCAAATGCAACTGGTTGGGGAGCATTCAAAAACATCTCAATTGCGGGAGACGATTCTGATTGGGGTAACACCGACTATTATGCTTATCAGTTAGGTATTGCAACTTTTGCAAATCCTGAGGCAACTAATATTAACGTGTTTGCTACATCAAGTATCGACTATGTTTATAATAGTAACTTAGTTGAAGGTGCGATCAATATGATTCAAGATGATAGAGCTGACTCAGTTTATATCTGTACGACCCCTGATTATAACATGTTTTTACCAACAACGACTGATAATGTAGGTTTAATTTTCCCAACAGAAGCGGTTGATAACTTGGAACAAACAGGTATCGATTCAAACTACACAGCAACTTACTATCCTTGGATTCTTGTGAGAGACACTGTTAACAATACACAACTTTACATCCCACCAACAGGTGAGGTTTGTAGAAACTTAGCATTGACTGATAACATTGCATTCCCTTGGTTCGCTTCAGCGGGTTACACAAGAGGTCTTGTAAATTCAATCAAAGCAAGAATTAAACTAACTCAAGAAAACAGAGATACTTTATACAAAGGTAGAATCAATCCTATCGCAACTTTCTCTGATGTCGGAACAGTAATATGGGGTAACAAAACGTTACAACAAGCTGATTCAGCATTAGACAGATTGAACGTAAGAAGACTTTTACTTCAAGCTCGTAAATTGATTT